GCGTAGACTGTTAAAAAGAAAAGAGAACTCTTCCCGGAACTCCCGCCGACGTCACCAGGCTCGTTTGCGTTACCGCCCGCAGCCACTTTCCAGTACGGGAATTTTAACCCGTTTCCCTTTCGACACGGTTGTTGAATGCGTTGGTGCCTTGACGGCTCCAGTAGTGGTAAGCGAGTGTCACCTGACATGTAACGTAGTCACCATCAGTTCCTACATCGTAATCAAGTGCTCCTACTTCTGTAGGATATATACCCCATAACACGTACTGGTCATGCGAACCTCCCATCTGATCGAACAAACTTATCACCATGTAAGCGTCGTTGCTTCGAACGATACTACCAGCGGTTGTGCGATCATCAAAGATTGCTGTGGTCCAGTCTTCAAATATACGACGGATGTTCAACTGTTGGTCTAGACGGAATGTTACATTCCAAGCATCACTACCAGCGTAGTTAGCGTTTCCAGGTAAGTTGAACTTGATGCCGTGGAAGTTTAAAGGCACGTTGGTCACATTCCTGGATGGAAGAGTTGTACTCTCCACTAGCAGCTTGTTTTCTAAGTCATTGATACCTGCTGGTATGTCCTGACCGAATCCTGTGCTGATGCTTGTTACACGGAACTGGTGCTTTCTTGCTACCTCACGGACAATCAAATTGTCGTAGAAGTGTTCAATATCATAATCTGTTATATCTGCCATATCTTTTGTCTCCTAAATATATTTAGTCTAGCGTCTCCTTATCCGATCAACTCACCAAAGTTTTGGTCAGTTCTGGTTGCGTAGAAGTTTACCAAGATGAACTCGGCTGCTCGTACTGGTTTGATGTATATGTCAACAACTAGTTCGTTGTTGTCTATCACGACCGGAGGATTGTTTCTCTCGTCACAAACGATCAAGTAATCGTAACATCCTTGTGTGCTCTTGACCCGTTGGAATATGGGTGTGAGGACTGCTAAGATGTTCTGACGTGTGCTGAACGTGTTAGGTTCAAATACGTAATACTTGATGGTCTTTCTTACAGCTTTTTCCAGGTAAAGGAACATCCGACGTACATTGATTCTGTCGAACGCACTTGGTTTGGCTTGTAACGTCTTTTGACCGAAGATCACATATCCATCTCCTGGGAAGAACGCGATTGGATTCAATCCAATCTTGTAGAATTGGTCACGTTGCTTCTGGTTTGGACGTATTGCTACTTCCAGAGCGTTGGTGATTAATCCGCGAGTGAAACCAGCAGGTGCAAACCATGGTTGATAGATTGAATCGTTTGTAGCGTATGATGCTGCTATCACACCACTAGGTGGCATCCAGATGTTTTTGTCTGTTAATGCATCATATTGCTTGATCCAGTTACCATAAATGGCAGCGTAGTTGGTGTTCACTGTGCTTAACACGTGCTTTAATGGGTAGAACACATGTTGACTGAAATTCTTGGTTGTGTCTTTCATGGACACACCGTTTCTACCTTGAACAAAGATGTATCTCATCGGATCCAGAATGGTGATGTGATCTTTTCTCCTGTCTTGAGCGAAAATGATGTAAGAATTGACTACTGATTTCCAAGCGTTAATGGCTTCTGCCCCGGTCCAGGTCTTGACACCTTGTAGACCTACCCAATCCTTTGCATCTCCAGTGCTGTCCTTGAGTTCGTTACCGTATAGACCTGTTATATCAACAATCAATTCGTCATCAAATGCTACTGTGATATCCGGGTCTGCTGGGTAATTTAATCCAGTTTTAGATTTCAACGTACCATTGGAGTTCATCTGCGCCAGGTTTTCACCATCTACAACAAGATCCAACGTGTTGTTACTGTCCGCATTCATCCAATCTTCAAGAGCTTCATATTTCCTCTTCTCTTGTATGTATTGAACGTATGTATTGACCGTACTCAAACCAGCATCAAGTGTGATGTCGATGTCATACTCATCAAGATTCGAGAGCTTGTCAAAGTTTCTCTCAACTTTTGCAACAATGCTACCGATACTCTTCTTGGAACTAGCGGGTACTTCTTCCTGATAACTACCGGTGGCCCAAGCATATTTTTGTGCTTCTGGGTGAAACTTGATTGTTGTGTTTGGTACCAATGGATTTTCTGTATCAGTCAAGAACGTTCCGGCCAATTCAGATATTTGCTTGTTAACAAACACTGTCAACAACGAGCTGTTAGCATCAACAGTTTCAATGTAAAAACTCTTGGGCTTACCACCACTGATGTTGGCTGTTTGTTTGTAAGCATCCATACTACCGACGTGCGACTCATCAAGACTGAAATCCAACATGGTTGTGTCTGTTGCGTAGATACTTTTACGTAACTTGAAAACTCCGAGACCAATAACGTCTTTGTTCTCGTCATTAGCGATGTCAAAGTTTGGTATGTTCTCGAACACTTCACTCACACTTCCACCAGCTCCGGTGACTGTGTGTGCTGTGGTGTGGAAATTTTGACGTACTTTGGGTACATCAAAGTATGTCCCGGCTTCGCCAAATGTTTTGAGACCTTGGATCGCGTCAAAATAGTTTGTTTCGTTGTTGGTACCATCGTTGATTGCGAATTGCATGTTGTCTCCAAATGCGAGATAGTATCCTTCAAAGTATGTATTGACTGTTGTTTGTGCCTTGTTGACCAACAACATACCAGCGTATTGAATACGTCTTTTGAACTCGCTCAAGCTACGTTTTCCATTCTCATCATAAAGTGCCTCGCGGACTTCATCAGAAACTGAATCGTCTGCGAATGCTGGAAAATCGTCAAACTTCATGGCGTTTGCAATGTCATTTCCTAAATTTAAATTGGCGAGTGACCCTCTGTCAACTGTACCGTCACTGTTAAGTGGTACTAAACAGTTTTCAATGAAGTTAACTTCACCGTTCTTGATGGCTTGGTACTCTTCTGGTAACAAGTCGATACGGATTGGGGTTCCGAATTGCAATTCTGTACTGTCCGCCACGCTACCGAGCTTGGTTGCACCTTCTTGTTCACCATCAAAATCGTTTTGTGCTGCAGTTAATTTATCTGTTAAGTAACTACCGGTGATGGGGTTAGCCCAGCTGTCATTACCACTCACAGGTAATACTAGAGCACTGTATAGCTCGTCGGTGAATCCGTCACCTTTTTTGTTACCATATGGTAAACGAGTCACCATTATGTTTGCGGGGCTGTTGAAAGCCGACTTTACTGTATGATAGAAATATCTCTCAGCAGCGTTTGTCGGTGCTCCGTAAATTGTTTCAAATTCGGAGAATGTACTTACTGTCAAAGTTTCGTCTGTCGGACCATTTGCCGAGAAACCTTGAATGTGTACATTTGTTCCAATAGGGAACACGGTACGTGAGCTAAGATCTATCTCATTAATTTCTACACCAGGGGATTGAATTGTTCTTGCCATAATAAATTTTCCTTCCTAAGTATTTAGTCAACCTCGGATCAATTTTTTCAAAATTTTAAACAATTTTGACTTGCATCTGGTTGAACCGGAATTTGAAGC